TTGGTACCAAATTTCAGTATAGGAGCAATCGTTATTAGCCAAAGGTTACACCTCTTCCCCAATTATTCTTAGCCGTTGTTCGTTTGTTATGCTTATTGACTGCCTGAACAACTTGCTTGTCAGTCACTACTGCCGGAATCGGATTGTTTTGGCCATCGACCAATTGACTCATAAGTTTAATCATTGTATCAAACTTAGCTTCAAGTCTTTTGACAGCCTGACCATCTGAATTACTTGATTGGTTGGTGTGCTGATCTGTTTGCTTAAAATGAGCCATAGTATCAGCTAGCAATTCATAGGCTCGTCCTCGTTTATTAATATCCCATGGAATGATGGTTTCCGGTTTATTACGTTCGGCTACTTTAATTAACTGTTCTTGATCAACTAAGCCGCCATTCGCATATCCTAAATAATTAGCAACTTTCTTCGCACCGTTAACGTGTTGCCCCGTATAGCCACCACGTTCCCAATCTTCAGAAAACTGACTAGCTAACGAAGTGATCGAACCGTGACCCTCGAGGATTCGTTTAAATACAGAAGAATCAGAACTGTCATCGCTTAACGCAAACTTTAATTGGGTAGCTGCATTGCGCCAGTTTTCACCATGACGATGAGCATATGATTTCAAATGATTCAGTCTACCACCTAACCACTGCCCAAGCCCAGAAGCTCCACCAGATGAATTTCTTGCATTAGGATTTAATCCCGACTCAAATTCCCAATTGCCAAGGATTGCAGCAATTCCTGCCTTGGTTGCGCGTGGATCTAGTTTTTTCAACGCTTTTGCTAAGGTTTTGGCTCTAGCCGCCACATCGCCACTTAATCCAAAACTACTTAAACTACCAAACAGTTTTTGCCATAATGGTTTTAAGTTCTTTGATACCCAACCCCAAACTCCAGAATTCTTTAATTGTGACTTTACTAGTGCTTGTAATCCGGAGCTTTGTTTATGAGATTTAGTTGACTTTTTAACTTTGTCAATTAATCCAGGTACTCTTCGGATCCCAACAAAATCACCGAATCCCTTGATGGTAGAATATTTAATCCCGTCCTTTGGATTTTCGGCACTGAACATATGCCCAGAGCCACTATTATCAACCACAATACCAACGTGTTGACTTCCTCTACGACCGAAGAACGCTAAATCACCAGTCTTCGCATTCTTCCAAGATACAGGCTTAGAAAAGTTGTATTCAGGGACAGTAGTCGAGCCACCAGGAACTGTAATTCCCATGTGTTTCAAAGTCTCATAAACTAAGCCAGAACAATCATAATAATTCGGTCCTAAGCGGACATTAGAGCCTTCAGAATATCGGTGATGGGCACGATTTGCCAATTTCTTAGCTTCATTCAAAAATGCTGAATCAGTCTGACCACCGCCTTCGGAAACCATGCCATGTAGCATATTCCAGGCAGTATCCCACCAAACCGAACCCTGTTGCTTGTCGCGTTTGCCAAACATATTGGCAAAGTTCTCTCCAACAGTTCCCTTTATATCGCCAAAGTTAGGTTGAAAAGCTTGTTTGAAGGTTGCATCAGAATGCTTAGCAATATGAGATAACGCTGACAACTTCTGCTTTAAAGAACCCCAAATGCCTTTAAAGAGTTTCCCGATACCACCAAATAAACCAGTACCTGACGCAAAGTGCTGCATGCCATTTAAAGCCATTAACATCTTAGACTCTGTAGCATTTAAAACGCCGGAACCAGCTTCTAGGAACCGGTGAGTATCTTTACCTTCAACTGGTTCTAATTGCCCATCTGCGTGGACAATGATTTCTTTATTATGTGTTTCTGGTGAATCGTGACCATCGTTAAGCTTAGCCAAAACTGGTTGGGTTAATAAACCATTTTTCAATAATCCGGTACCTGTTGCCCAGGCTACCGTTGGAATCTGATCTAGGGTTTGTGAACCACCGTATTGTTTAAAGACCTTATTCTGGGCTGAAATGGCATTCTTATTCATCCCATTAACTAATTTTCCAATCCAATTACCAACTGACTTCCAGATGCCATGCCAGGAGAGACTGTAATTGTCTTTGGTTTTGGAATTATTTTTCTTAATACTCTCATATTGAGAAACAGCCTGAGCTGTTACCTTCTGATTTTGATTATGCGCATAATCGTAAACCTTATCAGACTGCTGTTTTGCTTTAGTGATTGAATCGTTTTTTTGTTTATCGGCATGATTAATCACACCAATTCTTTGTTTACGAGCCTCCTCAATAATTTTTTGGCGTTGTGCCTTGGCAGCCGAACTATTTCCCTTGTACTCTTCATCTGCTACTTTAACTGTATTTTTATATTTCTTCCAAGCAGCGTTATAGACACTATGATATTCATCGTTGGCTTTTTTACTGACAGACTTTTGCTCTTCATCGGCATTAGCCACCAATTTAATCATTTTTTCTTTGGAATATTTTTTACTCTTTTCAGTGAGCGTTTTATAATCTTTAGCAATCTTATTAGTAGACAGTTTAATCTGGCCAGCTAAGGTAGTATGCAGTTCGGCTTCCTTAGCAGTTACTTTCGTAGCAAATTTAAGATGTTGTTTTTCAAGTGCTTCTTTCTTTTCCTTCTGCAACTTTTCAACTTGAACGGATCCTTTACCGTATTTATTCTCAGCTTTTAAAATCTTTTCATTCCATGATTCCGTTAGTCGTTGCCGTGATTGCGCATAATATTTGGCAATTGCCTGCTGATCCTTTTGACTCATCAGAGTTAATCGGTTGGCTTTAGATCCTTCATCTTTAATAATTTGCAGGCGTTTTTCGTACTCTTTTTTAGTAATGTCCCCGTTTTTATAAAGTAATTGTAAGTTCTTCTTGTCCTGAGCTTCACGGTTTTTATAATAGCTTGTCGCTTCATCAGAAAGTTTCTTGAAAGAAGATTTGGCAGATAGTTTTGGTACATGAATTTTTTGAGCCGATAGTCCTTTTTGAATAGCTTTGCCGAATTTACGGCCAACGCCTTCACCCACTAGTCCACCTAAGCCAGCTCCGACAGCTGTACCAATTCCAGGTAAAATAGCTGTCCCGATTGCTGCACCTGCTGCAGTACCACCTAATGAACCGGTAGCAGCGCCAATGTGTGAACCGGCACTCTTCTTTTTCATGCCAATTAAATCAGTTGCTGAATTTAAAACGTCTAAGACACCTACAGAGCCTGCAACAACCTTTCCGAATTTGCTAACACCTTTAAACTTTTCAGCTAATTTAGCGAATCGGCCTATCTTTCCGGTATCTTCGGTGACTTTACTTGTATCATCTATGTCGTGAATCGCTGTTTTACCGTCTTTTTCAGCATCTTCGGCAACCTTACCTTCACCACCAGCGTTATCAGCAATATCATCAACTGTGCTAGTTTCATTCCCAGCATCCACATTGGCTTCTTTAGCCTTAGTGTTACGTTCAATGGCTAGAGTTTGATCATCATATGCTGATGTCAATCGGTTCACCTTTAGCTTTTGACCACTAAAAACAGAAGTAAGGTCGCTAAATATTTTAAAGTATTTATAAACTTTGCCAACTGCCCAAATTGCAGCTAATGCTTCACCAAAGCGCTTGACACCTTCATAATGTTTAACAGCAAAAATGCCAATATTGGCGATTCCTCCTGCCACATGTGCAGTTAAAGTAGCCGTTTTACCAATATCTTTCTGAAAGCCTTTTTCACCAAAGAGCTTGGTCATTTGATTAGCTGCTTTTGTCATATATGGCAACAACTTAGACCCAAACATAATTGATAATTGATCCCAGGCTTGCTTAAACCGTTTCTGAGACATTTGGGCAGTTTGAGCATTTTTGTTAGCTAATCTTTGAACGTAAGTCCCAGCTTTGCTTGCTTTAGAAACATTGTTGGTTAAATCAGCCAATTGGCCATTATATTTAGCTAAGATTTGAGCTGCTTGCATGCCGGTTTGACCAAAAACATTTTTAAAGATGCGCGCTGTATCAGCTCCACCAAGTTTTTTAGTATGTTCCTCAATAATTTTAAAAATTGCAGGCAACGTTTTGAAATTACCATTGGCAGTTTGGAATATTTTAGTTGATTTAATTCCAATTTCATTTAAAGCGCCCATAGCTGAATTTGTTGGAGCTGCTAAACTAGTAATAATTTTTCGCAGACCTGTCCCAGCTTTATCAGCTTCCAAGCCATGGTTACTCAATTCACCTAAAGCAGCAGAAGTTTGCTCAATACTAAAGCCCGCATTATTAGCTGAATCGCCTACATATTCCATGCCCTTGCCTAAACTGTGGAAGTCAGTAGCAGTCATGTCAGCAGAATAAGCTAATGCATTGACTACACGTTTAGTGTTGTGCATCATTTTTGCCGTATTATTGGTTTTCATGCCAAATGCTTCAATCGCTTGGCTTGATACTTTAACCACATCTTTAAAGTCATCACCAGAAGCCACACTGGCTTGCAGTTCAGTTTTCATAACCGCTAATGATTCAGCACCTGTATGGCCACGCTTGATCAGATCTTGGTATTGATCAGCAATCTCTTTTTGACTAACTCCATATTTAAGAGCGTACTTAGCCCCGTCTTTTTGCATTTCTGTCACGGTTTTAATAGCAGTTTTAGCCTTGTCGCCACCCGTAACCAGTAAGTTTTGGTTTACTTTATAAACATTTTGAAGTTCAGTTGCTTTTTTAGCGCCAGAAAAAGCTGCTGCTCCCAATGTCCCCATCGCTACGCTGGCACCTAGCAAACTACCCTTGATTGACCCAAATGAATTTTTAAATTTGTTTTTAGCAATGTTGGCTTTATCGCCTAATCGAACCATTGCATCGCTCATGTGGCCAACTTGTAAGTCGTACTTAACAACATCTGAACGGACATTGGCTAGTGAAGTGGCTGTTTTGTTAACTCGCACTTGTTGGGTGTTAAAGGCTTCGTTAGCAATATCCAAGCTCCCTTTTAATTGATTAAGTTTTTCCTTTTCTTGAACATATTCATCCGCATTCTTGTGGGTATCATTGGCGAGGCGGTTAACAACATTTTGTTGTTTTTCATAGGCCAACTGGGCTTGTTTATAAGCCTGTGAGTTTTTACTGAGTTCACTATTTTGTAATCTGTACTGATCAGATAAGCTATTCAATCCTTCCTTAAGGCCTTTAAGCTTTACTTGACCAGCCTGGTTAATCTTTCCTTGAGCCTTTAGCGCATCCACATAAGAATTAGTTACCTGATTAAGGTTATGATAGTTGCGCTGTAATCCAGATAGTCCTGAATTAAGGTATTCAAATTGTTTTTCCGCCTTAGACTGTTGATCATTTAATCCAGCAATCTTCTCTTGTGCTTTAGCAATCTGATTAGCATATTTGGCATATTTTTCTGAACCTTGATTGGTCGTTTGATCGAGGCCTGACTGTCGACGCTTCAACTCATCAATTTTTAAGTTATAACCTTTAATTTCTTCTGATATTCCTTGATACCTAGTTTTTAAAGCATCTAGTTTATCTCCAGAAGGCTTTAAGGCCACCTCCTGAGAACGCCATGCATTGGTATTAGCTTTAATGTAATTGGTTAAAGTCTTTAATGACCGTGCTGGTTGTACTGCATCCAAGCGAATTGAAGTACTCATTACATCATTAATAGTAGCCATTAGTCAGTCCCCTTTCGTTTATTTAATAACTCGACAACCGGATCTGTTACTTGTTTCTTCTTATCCTTAGCATTTAAGACTGCCATAAATTCAAAGTAATCTTGTCGGTTTAACTCATCTGGTAAGATTCCTTGCTTCATCATTTGTTGTTTAAAAAAAAGCATATCTTGTTGGGATATGCTTAAATCATTGATTAATTTAGCTAATCTTAATTGTTTTCTTTTGGGTCAGCTGATTCCTCACTTTGCTGTTTGGTGACAGTCTCCCAGTCTTCATCACTCATACCTTGAAACCGGAATAATACATAGGCCATGAAATTTTGAAAATCCGTGAAATCCAAAGTGGATTTAATCTTTTTCAACTTCTTGATCAGTCAACTTAAAAATATCAATCATAAATTGTAATAGTCCTTGAACCATTTTCTTTTGCGTTTCCAAAACTGCTAGTGGATCATCGTTAGTAAAGTCAATTGAATCCGATTTTAGCAATTGAATTTGTAAATTTTGTGCTTTCTCAACGACTCCTACAGTAGTCTTAACCTCAGCTGACTTTTTACGTAAACCTAATCGAGTAATATTAATTTTCATGATCAAAACTCCTTTATTTTATTTAGTTATGTATACGGGGGAACGACCCCCGCCTTAATTTATTTTCCTGGTGTTGTACCGCCTGTGGTAGATCCATTGGTGCTGCCACCGGTAGTTGATCCACTAGTTGCTGAATAACCACCAAAGACTTCAGCCAGCATTTTGGCTTTATCAAAGCCAGCATCTTGAGACATCCAAATCTTGTACGGTTCTCCGTTGAAGATTGTATTGTCAGCTGGTGTTAATGCTTGGTAAGTTAACGCCGTATTGGCATCAGTTTCGGCATTATTATCCGTTGCATGGGAACTACCAGTTTCAATCAATTGGCCGTTAGCAAAGCCTTCATACATGTCAATATTCGTAAGAGAACGAAAATGTAACAACATTGCTACATGGGGCTTTGGCAATTGACGTGTCCAACCACCATTAGCCGCATCCTGAATATATCCCTTGAGCTTTTGCAACTCGTCAAAATCAATATCCAAGAATTCCAATGCGACCTCTGGTTGTGCCTGACCATTTGAAACTCGTTTTGCTTCATCATTAGCATAGGCTACAGTACCCTCGGCTTCCAAGCCAGAAACTGTGGCCGTCGTAGCGCCTTTAGCATCGCCATCAACTAAATAGATACCATTAGTTCCTACTCCTGCATCGCTAGTCAGTAATTTACCATTAGCATCAACTAAACCAAAGGTGACATCTTTAATACCATGTGTTGACATTTAAAATCCTTCTTTCTTCATTGTAATTGTTTTAGTAACTGAAAAAGTTGCCATAACTTGATCGGTGTCTGGATCCACCGTATTAGGTTCATGTGAGCTAACCAGCCAATCCTGATTTTCCAAATTATTCATTAGGGCAACTTCTTCATTAAAAATATTTTCTTGTGTATCTTTTTTCCAAAATATTTGAACTTGAATATTAGCTTGCATATTACTAAATTGATCGTTCCGATATCCGCCCAACGGTTCAGTAATGGAAGTAATCAAGACAATAGTCTGCTTTCCAGAAGTATCAGCTCCGGGAGGAATGTTCATGGAATAAAGCTGGTCAATCCAACCATAGTGCAAAGATTGAATTAACTGATAAACAGTCATAACTGGTAATTCCATTAGTGACCCAGCTCCTTCCACTTAATATATTCAGATTTTAATATATCAGAACGAGTTTCCTCACGGGTCTTTTCCACAAAGTGGTCACCGACAATGTAAACAGTGCCATCATTTAGCCAGCGAGCAATCACTGCTTTTTTCTTGACCCAGCCAACTGTCGCTGTCCCATCCACATCACCATCAATATTTTTCGAACTAACTAATACACTATCAGCCAAGTGAGGATCATTTCCGGTAGCAATTCGATTACTATAATGTAGCCGTTTAGTTTCATCAGCTAATTTCTTTTGTAAAACATCGGCACCGGCTTTAGTGATTATAGTTCTTTCCGCCCGGTTGGGTACCAATCGTTTTATTTTCGCTAAATAATCGTCTAATTGTTCGGCCATACTAACCATGTTTTTTACCAACCCTCTCATTAATCTGTAGAGTCAAAATGTCATAAGTCACAATTTTATTGCTATCATCTAAACTCAAATTAACGATTTGATATAGTTGGTCTTGATATTGAACTAGCAGACCTTTGTCAATTAACGGATTGTGTCGAATAACAATTTGAATAGTATCTTCAAAATCTGTTCCCAAAAGCGAAACGTTCTGTGTGTTAGTTCGCGTATAAGGCATGCACCATAACACGAACTGTGGTTTAAATTGCGTTCCTGATGCACCAGTATTAGGATTAATTGTTGGTAAAGCCGTTCCAAACTGGGCTTGCCGATTAAACTGCTCCGGACTAAATTTATTAAGTGCCATCCGGATCACTTCCTGAAACCATTCCTTGGAGTTGATCTAGCATCATCAACAAACCAGCTGACATCCCTTTAGATAATTCCCGATCATAATATAATTGAGTTGCCAGTGTTTTTATTGCTAGGTCGTAAATTGATGAGGCTTGATATTGGGTTTCAGTTGAACTGACTGAATGATTGATAATCTCAGTTGCCTCATTAATCAAATTGGTAACAGTCGTTAATTCAGTCGGACTTTGGTCAATATGCAACTCATCCATTAATTCTGTCGGATTAACCGTCACATGACACCCCTCCTAACAGCCGCCCATCACTGTATTGTTTATTTCATTGGCGACTTATTTAAATTACTTGCCAGTTGAACTAGTAGTCCCACTAGTCTTTGCAGCAGGAGTTAAATCTGCTAATCCGGTAAATGGTGCATAAATGACCGATTCAGTATCCCACAACTCAACGTCAAAGCGATCAATGGCACGAATCTTAGTCAAGTCATTTTCGAAAGAACTGGCGCCAATGTTGGTGGCCAACAAAGACATCTGCTGAAGGTCGAATAGACGAACAGCTTCCGTCAAAGCACCAATGTAAAGTGGGAAACTGTTTCCATCATTGGGCAGAAAGGCATCGGCAATAACTGTAATTGTCTTACCAGCCAACATTTTTTGTGATGGATTAAGCGGGTTAGGTTGAATGACGTATTGTCCGTTATTATCCTTGACTTTATCCAGAACAGCAAAGCCTGATTGGTTAGTAACAAATGCAGATTCATTCCAAATCAGTGGATCCAATTCCTTGTTGTAAATATCCTTAATGGCGTCAAAACTATCAACTGTGGTTTTTTGTGTGCTTGGTAACTTAGCCAACGCTTTTAAAATTTCACTGTTTCGAGTAATAACATCTTTCTTGGCAATCCAGTTTTCCAAATATGATAATAGATTTGCATCACTATCATTCATCAAAGTATTTGTAATGCTAGAAATACCAGCATAGCGATGAATTTTATAAGTTAATGGTTTGAAAGATGCCGGATCATCATTATTCCCAATTTGGGCTGTTTCATCATCCAAGTTGGCAAATGGGGTCACTGACTGACGTGGTTCAATAACTCGTGAACCAGATGGTGCGCTAACTTCTTCCACAGTTACTAATGGCTCCAGCGACGTAAAGGTTTGCTTCAAATTATTGATGGCCGTTTGGACATCTTCTGGAATTGTCAAGCCAACACCATTTCCGTTGGCATCAAGTCCACTAGACATCAAATTCAAAAACTTTGGATCACCCTTTAAGGCTCCCTTGACAATATTAATAAACTTAGGCTTGTCTTTTGGCGTAACATCTTTTTGACCACCTGCAGCTGGTTTATCAGGCTTTACTAATTTAGCAGTTGCCAGGGCATCATCATATGCACCTTTAGCAAAATCTCGGGTCTTCTTTGCTTTATCAATTGAATCAGCAATTTTAGTTAGATCCTCATCTGAATATTTTTCAGGAGAATCGTTCAGTTCAACTGCCATTTGATTACGCTTTTCTTGAAGGTCCGTTACTTTTTGACCAGCTTCAAGCCAAGCATCGTGCAGCTTATTTAAATCCATAATTTAATTTCCTTCTTTCTTAAATAAAATAGCCAACTTATGTGATCGCAATTGGTCACTAGTTTGGCTATTAGTTTCTTTAGGCTTTTCTTTTACTTTGGTTAACAATGATTTAATTTTACTAATTGCCTGATTACTCAACATAACCGGCGAGAGCATATTAGTAACTTTGGCTGGTTGATCGTCAAACATCATTTCGTCTGCAAATCCTTGTTCAACGGCATCTTTTGCATTGATATAAGTTTCCTTGGCCATCATTTGCATGACTGTTTGCGGATCCAAACCCGTTCGTTGTACATAAACATTTGCAATTGATTGATCAGTCGAGTTCAAGCCTTGTAAATCGCTGGATAAATCATCTGCATTCCCTTGAGATACAGTGGAAGCCCGATGAATCATTAATTGAGCCGTTGGCGAAATTTTAATCGTATCACCAGCCATTGCAATGACACTGGCCGCACTCGCTGCTAATCCAACAATGTCAACTTCCACATTACCGGTATAATTCTTAAGTGCGGTATATATCTCAGAACCGGCAAACACATCGCCACCCGGTGAATTAATTTCGGCAACAATATTTTGACCATTTGCAGTGCTTAACGCATCTTTAACTGCGGAAGGAGTAACTGTTGAATAGCCAAAGAATTCATATACTTCAGCATCATCATCACTAGATACAACACCTTTAATTGGTACTGTTGTCATTATCATCACCTCCTTCCACTGCTGAAACTTTCAAATCAGGAAAAACCCCCGCTTGTTTCAGAATTGTTTGCGCTTGTTGCGGCGTTAATGCTGGTGACTGACCAGTACTTAATTTAGTAATATTACTAATTAATTGCTGATGATCAACATCAATAGCCGAATTAATATCCATTTTTATATCAATTCCCAATTTCAACGACAACTCCGATTCAATTGGTCGAATGTATAAGCTCAAACTATTTTGATACAAAGAACGAATCATCTCAATTGATGATTGTTCGTCACCTTGACCATTTAAATAACTATCTGGAACACAAAAAGCCTTGGCAATCTGGGTCTGACTAAACGTGGCATTATTTAATAATTTGGCTATATCTGGATTAATTTGTAATGAATCAAGCTGAGCGGATTGATCCAAAACAATTGGTCGACCAGAATTAGCACCAGAATTTTGTTTTTCAAACGATTCTCTAATATTTTCCTTAGCCTGCGGTTCCAATTTGGCTGCTGGAACCGTAATTGTATAGCTTGGTGCAATCGCATTTTTTAAACTACTTAATGACAATTGATTGCTATAATTCTGGATATTAATTTCTTTAACCAAACTATTTAATGGGCTGCTTCCGACTAGTTCAGTAGCAACTTGCCCCGAAACGAACAACCGAAAATGCAAAATATCGGCAGCTAAATAAGTTACCTGTCCCCGGTCATCGCCGTAATTAACTGTATAATAGAGAACATTTTGCTGATTATCTAAAGTAATACTAACTTGATAAAACGGAATTAAGGCCAATCCAGCCGGGCTACCGTTACCATTTCGTTGAATTAGAACGAAGGCATTGCCAGTTAACATCATTTGAGCACTAACTGCTTGCCAAAAATTATATGCACTCAATAGCGTGCTGGGCTGATTTAACATGTTGCTATATTGATCTGTTTTAAATTCACAACTGGCTACGTCACCCGCAATTCGGTTAATCACCGCATAAATATCGCTGTTTTGTAACGCCCCGTCAGCATCCACAGTGTTAGTTGATAGTAGCGCACCGTTTAACATGAATGGTGAATAACCAGCTGTACTAATTGACTGTGTTTGTTTTGACATAAAATTTTTAAAGGGATTCAGCATTCAACGCCTCCTTTCAAGAAATGACATAGGCTAAAACGATTAAAGCAATTCCAGCAACTACCCAACCAACAATAAAATTGATTAAACTTGCTGCAATCACAAAAGTAATTAATCCAAATAAAAATAATATAAAAGACAGGTTAGTGATTAAACCTGTCCACCATTGTTTCAGATTCAACTAATCTGCCTCCTAAATAATTTATCCACTACATATATCACCCACTAAATGTTGAAAATATTAAAAACTAAACTGATCACTGGTAAAAAATTCGTTGACTTCCTCATTGCTCATCCCGTTAAAGGGATTCTTTTTATCTTCTTTAAGACCATGATTAGGATTTTCAAAATAAAAAAGGCTTGAGACATGGCATCAATAGTGGCATCAGCACAATCAATTTTTGAAGTCAGAGCCGTTCGATCTATTTTAATACCATACGGATTAGCCATCGTCACAGCATTAGCCAAACAGGTTTGCAAAATCGGATCAGCCAACATCTCAATATTTCCCGCAATAAACTGATTTCTCAAAAATACTGTGGGCGAGCTCAAACTAACCGTCCCTTGCTTTAAAGTAATAAAAGGCACTTCTGGCATATTATTATCCAACCAATCAGTAATTACGCTAGCTTGATAAGGATCATAAATAAACGCTTTGACTCTCAAATGATGATCGTTAACAAAATCCAGGAACCAGCGCCCAACAAAATCTTCATCAATTAAGCCATAAGAATTTTGCGAAATATCACAAAAGCCTAACTTTTCTGCGTTTGAGTAATTAATTCCATCTTGTTTTTCTTTCACAATAATGGAATTATCTGCTCGGGCTAACGGAACAAATGAATGCTGCAAGATGAAATATTTCTTTTGTTCGCCATTCAAATGTGGGAAAACAAAACTATAAGCCGTATCATCTGAAGCATGCGATAAATCAAAACCCACATAGCAATCTTGATTATCAATTTCGAAATCAGAAACAACTGACTTTTGTATATCCTCTAATTTCAAATATTTATCTTTAGCAGTCTGCAACCACATATTGAGGTTACGGTTAATGAAATCATTTAGCGTACCGTCTTCCAGCTTAGAATCACGTTCACTAATTAACCCTTTCAGTAGGGTATCATGCTTAGCCGGTAAATCTAGTAATGGATTACTTTTCACCCATGTTTCTGGATCATCAACTTCATCTTGGTCATCCTGCTGCCAAATTAATGCCAACGTTGAATCTTCCGTTCGGTTAGAATCTTTTTCCATCGCCTTAGTGAGTCGTCTAACATCACTATACATCGGGACTTTAGGGTTACTGTATGCCGTACTGATAAAAAATGTTTGCCGGTTACTAGTTTGAACTTGTCCAGACGTGACTTTAGAAATCACATCCGAATTAAAATTTTCATCCCCGTATTCATCCACCGTGGCAAAGAGAAAATGAAAGGCATCTAATTGTGCACTACCAGCTGTCATTCGTAATATCTGGTTTTGAGTCTTCGTGGATTTCAAAACATCATCATTAATCGCAATATTCTGATCCTTGATTAATTTACGAAATCCAGGCATTTCTTGTAAGCTGTTAAAAGTCTGTTTAATGTAACGCCAAGACTTCTTAGACTGCTTATCAACTGGTGCCAAGTAACACAAATCAGCGTTAAACTGGTCACTATCCTCGACCAAGTAAGCGTAAAGTATCAAGATATTCAATAAATATGACTTGCCATTAGTCCGAGCCACTGAAACCATACATCGCTCAAATCGCTTTTGCTTGTCTTCCTTTGTTCGCCATCCCTGAGAAAGGCACAAGATTGCTTGTTGCCAAATCATCAGTGGTATTGGCTTGTTTTGAGAAACATCAGGGCACATGCGTGCGAAGTTACAGATATTTCGGCATTTATCCAAATCATAGTAATACGGAAAATTACCTTCCGTGGATCGCTTTAAATCATTCAAATGTCTAAACGCTGCTAGTTTAATTGTTTTGCAGGCTAACTGTTGACCAGTTAATACCCGGTAACAATAAACAGTGGCCGGATCACGGTATTTGCTTTTGATTTCATCAAAGTAGCCTTTCCCATCAAGCTGCTGAAATATTTTATCCAAGTTAGTATTTCTTTGAGTAAAATCAAATTCCTGTACCACTAAAACTCACTTCCCCCATTTAACATCTCTTTAATATTGGGTTCCTCATCGTTGTCATCTGAGAGTTGCAGTAATGAGGCTCGTGCAGATGGTGTTAAGCCTAATTCGTGTGCTAAGCTGTTTAATTTTGCCGTAGCAGAATCAATAATTTGTGATGCCGGATTACGTTTCCAGCCTGCGTTGTCTTCATATGTTTCTCCAGTTCGTTGGTTGACCACAGTTTTAGAAACTTTGGTGACAACACCATCTGTTTTAATTGAGTCATAGCCTTTCCGCAATAATTGATAGTTAATACAAAACGCTTCAATTGTTCCCTTGTCGGCCTGTTTAACATATCCTGATGCTTGCAAAATTGGTACAAGTTTCGTCCACATTGCTCGCGCATAACTTGACAGATATTTTGGACAACTCTTTTGAATCAAATCCATTCCAGAAGTTTCCGTTATTAGTTTTTGAGTTCTAACTCGCTGATCCTTGCGAGCATGCTTGTCTGTAGTTAGTTTCATTTGTTTTGGCATTTTTTAGTTCACCTCCAAGCAATAAAAAAGAGCCCCCCCAATAGGGACTCTTTCAATCTGATTCATTTAGACTAATGAATCACAAAAAAATCATTAAACACACTGTTCGAACGTATACACCCTACAATCGTGAAAAAACGTCTAATTATATTAACTTTTAGGAGGAAAATATACATAGTCATTATAGTAGGGTTATTCATATAAGCAATTTGTGAAATTGCGTGCACCCAGTTATAGTAAGCCCATAAAAAAGTTTTGAATTTACAACTTTTAACGTGCGCTACTGCTGGGCGTGCGCTCCCCTAAGCTTTGACCACCCGGGGGATGTCTTAAGGAACTTCCCAATCATTATCATTTTTGGCAAATTCCAAAAAAATATTTTCTACTTGATTTTTTTCTGTACACGTATATCGCCTCAACGTTGTTGAAAAAATTAAAATTATTTTCGACGTTTTAAACGATGGTGCCATCTCTTATTCTAAAAATTAGACAGATTGATTTTTGAATCTCAGAAATTATTTAAGGAAGTGTTCATGGTGGCCTTCTTTTTTGGATGGTGCCCTTCTATAACCGGTACTCACCATCCGCCAGTTGGTACCCACCCCATACAGAATACCATCCGTCTTATTAGGAACTTCCCACAAATGGGGAATGGTTATTTAATGCGTTTGGATAATACTTTAATCCACCAGCGTTTATCACAATGTTTTAATTGATTATCCCTCATCGATTGTTCTAGTTTAGTTTTGATATTATGCGTTGCTGGCGATAAACACCAAAGATTGTCAACATCCAACCATTTGTCTCGAGACAATAGACGTCTAGGAATAATATGATCAACGATTATTCTATCGTTTGCAACTGGCAATTCAGTCACACCGTCTAGATAATAATCCCTAGCTGCCACATAATTACGAATCTTAGTCCACTCTTGGGAATGATAAAAACCGTTAGCTATTGGATCACGATGATACATATTGTACTCCCGATTTCTTGCAGAACTGACTGCACGCTGACGCAAGTTGCCTGGTCGTTGATGCTTAATGGAATGCTTATCGCAATATCTTTTATTCATTGGTATCAATGCTTGACAGCCAACTTCATGACAAATATGTAGCTTCATATAAGCTCACCTGTCCTTTTGTTGGCAAAAGTTGTCTACTTAATTCTTGTTGCAAATCAATTATTGAGTCAATTAATTTGTATTCATCTAGTTTTAATTCATGATCATTAATCATCCCAAACGATTCCCAAACAATGCCCTGGTATTCCATCCCATATACTTTAGCTGCATAATCGAATATATCATTGAATACATCACTATTATCAATAAATAAAGTGTGAACCTCGCTATTTAATGTCATCGGATCAATGTATTTATTAAGGCAATATTCAAAATCGCCTAATATCTTTAGTTTATCTAACACGTCTTGATGATCAAAACTGTTTAACCTTGTGTTAAACAGTTGTGCATTGGATTTAACGTAAGCTATTCGATCATACAATGCATGTTCAAATTTTTTCTCAGTCATTGAAAAAATATCCATCGTTGCCGTTTTTCCATATTTCAGCAAGCTTTTGACAAACATTTTGGTTTTATTAGTCGGAAATAATGAACTAACCTTATTTACCAATGAATTCTCAACCGACACTGAACTTCGACAATTAATAGGTTCTAATTGACCGAGTTCATCAGATTTATCAAAATCCTCTACCAATAATGTTTTATGACCATAATAATCTTCAACTACATCTTTGGCAGCATAGGTAATTGCCCATTGTTTATTTTTAAATTCAGGGTTGCTCTCATCAGTAAAAGCCGCAATTAAATTGGCCTTGTCTTTGCACTCCCAGTAATGAACTCGTTTTAGTGTTTGCTGTAATAGTAAGTTAAATGCATCATTAGTCGAACAATAAATCGCATAATGGATTCGATTAACCCCATTTCTAAAATTTCGACAATTAGTAATTGAATTAACTAACACTTCATCTTTCAAAGGATCACCACCAATAATTTTGAAGTAACTGTTACACCAAATGATGATATTTCATAGCTTTTAGTACAGCAGATTTACTCATCATCCGTTCTCCGTGCATATTAATTACCTCATCAGCATTTAATTGCTTCTGAATATTTTTAATATCATTGCCATTAATAACCAATTGAGTTAACTTCATCAAGAAATAACGTTGATACTGCTTACTTCTAACAGCATTCCGAGTACTTTTGACCATTTTTTCTGGGGCTATTTGATTAGCATAAGCTTGCAAACTAGACAACTTATTTGCTGGCACATTATTCATTGAACCATTGTATTGACTTTCTAATTCAATTACTCGTTTAACTAGTTCATTCATTTTTAATCCATCCAATCTGTAATATATTCATTTCATGTGGGATTAATCTTATCACGGTTTTGTATGTTTGCCGAAGTGGGACTTCAATTATTTCATATCACCGCTCATACCTTACACCTCAATAACTTTATTCAGTAAAGAGCCATCGAAGTAAATCTGTGCATTTTCTAAAACTTGATCAATTTCAAAGGTTCCAATTCCCAAATTCTCTGCCAATTCTTGTTTAATCTCTTCATTCATGCCGATTGACATATCTTTGCGAATGTCGTTGACGTTATCGAAAACGTCCGATACTCTAATCTTCATTTTTCTGCCTCCGTTTGGACGTTAACTTGATCTTTCCAGTTTTTAATAGTCAGATCAAGACCTCGTTTAGTGAAATTAAATTCTCCGTTCTCTCCAACTAGTGTGAAATAGTCTCCCCGACTATAAACTGGATATTTCTCATCTTTTTTAAAAACACGATCCTCTGCTACAAACGTGAACCTTGGAATAAGATAACAATAAATCTTCATTTTTCTGCCTCCTTAATTGCAAAAACAGCCGTTTTTTTGATTTTTCTCCGGTACTTTGGCACGCTTAAATCAAAATATGCCACTTTTTTAATTTATAAATCATGTACTACTCGCTGTTTTCTTTTTTCTCGGTAAAATGCATTAAGCTCAAATCCATTGGCACACATGGAATTACCTTTTTTATGTCATTTTTTGTCCTCCAATAGTTCTGGATTCGTGTGGATATTTCCGATGACTTCAATGATATTAGCATCTTTACGGCAAGCACAATCCAGCCATTCTGGTGAACTATAGGACTTATCGCTCTCTTGTACCGCAAATCCAGCTCCGCGATACAGAACTAATCCTACCCAATCATGCTTTCTACAAATGTTTGAATGCCAGGCTAGAATATCGCCTTCGTAGATATCTTTGCCATTCTTATCTTTTAAACCGGTAAACTGCTCTGCTGACCCTTTTTCAATCGGTTCCCAGAAATGCAGTGTGCAATATTCTTCATCTGCTTCCACCATGTTGCCAACGATGTAATCAGGTCCATCAGTGGCATCATCATGCACTAGGTTCCCATGCACTAGGTTCCCGTACACAAAGATTCCTTTGTGTGGCACCACATCAACGTTTTTTAAATCCTTGGCAACCCCACGAAACTTAATTTCTCTGCTCATTACCGTCACTCCTCCACACTTTGGATACTTGAGTTATTTAATAAATCCTTCAGGAATTCAGCTTCATCACGTGTAAATTGCTGCGTAATTTCGCCTCGACAAACGTGCGGGTTGCGAACTCCACAGATAAAATATCCACCTTGATCATCTATTCTTCGAGAAACGTACTGTTGTCCATTATTTCCAACCATACCATTCATCTTCAAACGATATTTAGGAACGGATAATTCAACCTTTTCATGATTTAAGATTGCATCCACAACGTTAGCTAAATCATCGCGATTAGAATTAACATCATCATTAGCATATTTATCAATAAATTTAGCTAATTTTGCTACTCGCTTCCAATCAGAAATATTTTCTGCCATTGCGCATTGGTACATTTTAAACAGTTCCTTATCAGCAATTTTTACTGTCATTTTCATTTACCTCCAATTATTTTTAACGCGTCATCTACAGAACGGCAAACGCCATATAACACTGGATATTGCTTAATAAATTTTGCAAACCGCTTCTGATCATCACGTAACTTACCTCGTTCATTTTTAACTTCAATCAAAATCATTTTTCCACTGTGATGTTCAAAACCGGTAATGTCCGGCCAGCCTCTCGGAAATAACATAATTCGTCTGCCATCATCAGTTTTAATTTTTCCAGCATTACTACGACAAACAGTACAATCATGTCGAGATAACGCTAAAAGAATTTCTGTTTGAATTTCATGTTCTGATTTAATCTTTATACGCCTCCAAATAATTATGACGGATAACATGACGGATGATTAAGCTGCTGTATTCCTTGTCGCTCTAAGAACAAGCTACGTTTTTTGCTAATATGACGGATCTTTTCAACAAACCTTTATTTATATATCTTTTTTACTCTTTTATCTTATATACTCTTATTAATTTATCCGTCATATAAAGAATAAAGAGTAATAATACTAATGGTACCAAGGGATTGAGCGATTTTTTTATCCGTCATTTATCCGTCATTTATCCGTCATATTATTTAACCCAATTCAATCTAGGATCCGTTTTTATTTTTAATCCTTCGTAAAAGCGTCCTTTCATTGTTTTTTTAAATTCAAATTTCTGCTTTATCTCTCGACTAAACTTTTGCTTACTCATAGAGTATTCGGAATTATCTTTTGCCCAGGATTGGTATTTTTTAAAAAGTTCTCCTGCAGGTGATCGGTAATTATCACTCACTTCACAGCAATCATCCACAAATAAACTAATAACATCCATTTCTTCACGATATTGCCGACTGGCACGAGTGACACTTATTGGTGGATTCAAGCCTTCACGTTGCCATAATAAAGAACCTTCAACGATCCAATTAAGGATTCCCACGGATTCGCGTTTTAATTTATCCTTTAGGTTTTTATCAACTTGGCCATCGGGAATTTTTACCTTAAATGGAATTAACATCAATCGTCGCCAAATTCCGTCATCAGTACCACGAATGATTGGTTTATGGTTAGTGGCTAACCACAGCTTAAACTGTGGTTTAAACTCAAATTCCTTACCATATAAGTACCGTGCGGTTACTTTATCGCCACCGGTTAATTGTTTAACTAATCCCTCGTCCAATCTCACACCCTCATTAGGCTCGCTTGAGGTAACTAATCGGGCGCTTTCCAACCGAGCAATATCTGAGTTGGCTCCCGATTTGTTTTGTCGTACCATAATTGAATCGGCCTGCATTGACTTGGCATAAGTTCCCAGAATATCAGAAATTGTATCGATAAAAATTGATTTACCATTTCGGCCATTTCCATACAGAATAAACATCACTTGTTCCTTGATACTTCCCGTGGCAGAGTATCCAACCGCTTTTTGAATGTAATGGATTAATTCCTGATCACCAGCAAAAATTTGATTTAAAAATTCATCCCATTCTGGACAATCAATTTTGTCGGTGTATTCCACACTTGTCTGATGACTGAACATTTTCTTAATGTCGTGGTCTTTTAAGATACCTGAAGTTAAATCAATATAGCCATTAACCGTATTCAATAAAGTTTTATCTTGATCAAACTGCCCATGTAATACCGGAACCCGATGTTGTACTTCGCTTATCATGGCTTGTTTAGCAGCATGACTACGAGACTTCTTCAAAAACTTTTCCCAAGCTACTTTGGCCTTTTCAGGATCTACGCCGGCAGCAACATGCAACTTCTCATTCTTCATATTATCCACGGTCATATCAACGAATTGAGCTGCTTTTCCCTGATCGTCCATTTCCCAATAACTGCCATTATAGAAATACCAGGACTTATCAATATAGGAATATTTGACTAGATTTCCAAAAACATCAATAAATCGATCAGCATTCCCAGTGTCATCCCAACTTCTAGGTGGTAATTTCTTTTTAGGCTTAGATTGTAGGAATTTAAGATTATATTTATGCAAGGGATGTTGCTGTGGATTAAAGGTTTCCCGCGTTTCATTAATGGATTTGTTAAGGAGTGAAACCCCATAAGTGGTTTTTCCGTGCTTTTCATCATACTTAGGGCGCATTAAACTAGACTTTCGAAAGATTTGATCCATTTTATTGAAATCACGGCCTGTCCAAAAAGCTAAGTCGTTGGAAAATGCCAAATCAGCCTCGGATTGTGAAGTGTAGAAACCGTCCCAGCCACCTTCCATAAACATCTTGAAACGTTTACCCGTTCGTGAAAGTTCGGCACGTTTAATAATTTCATCAACACTTAAATCATTTGGCCTGATTGGTGCCTGATTGGGAAGTTTTACCACATTGTTTTCACCGAAATAGTGTTTATAAATAAGTTTCATCACTTCGGAATTAGGTGTATTTATCCGATCACTGTATGGACCGACTGTTCGACCTGTCAGGGCAAAGAAACGACCAGATTCATACATCTCAACGTTGCCTTTACGACGACGATCACCAGGAATCTTGCCCTTAAAAATGGCATGAATCCCGGTACCGGATAAACTAATTTCCACATAGGATTTAGTCATCGTTAACACATCTTGGACTTCATTTTGTTGATAATCCTGTGCGGCGTATCTTTCCAACTCGTCTCCAATATGATCAATATCTAGCCCTACATAACCATTAGCAAAGTAAAATGCGAGACCATCCATTTGATACGTTTTAAGTGCTTTTAAGGCTGTTTGATAATCAGTCCAGCTACTAGGATCGTTGGTTTTTCCCGCCCCACCATCAAGCGCATTATGGGGTATTTTGGTATATTTATTTCGCTCAGGCTGCCAAATTTTTCTAAACAGACCCCATTGTTTTAGGGTCCGCAATTCATTTGGAATTTTTTCATATGCCACTTTTTACCCTCCTAGAATGGTAAATCATCGTCTGAAATATCAATTGAATCTCCAGAATTAGCAAATGGATCATCTGCCGGTGCTGATGCTGGTTGATTACCAGCAAATGGGTTTTTACCGTCCTTTTGGTCTTTCCATACATGCTGCACTTGTGGATAATCACTCTTGCTAAAGTTCCAAGGGGCAATCTGATTGATATCTTTCTTTTCACCGCCATAATCATCAACTGTTTTCTTGACATACACTTTGGCTGGTTTATTAGCAATAGCCTTAGTAAAATCGTCAATCGTATTCAATGGTGTTCCTTCAGGAATTTGAACAGCTTCAAGAATGTATTGGAAACTATCCAAATCGTACTGATTAGTAGTTTTGCGTTTCCAATTATCCATAAAGACATGACGGTTATGGTACTTGGCATTGGTATTTTTTAATCCAGTAACCCCGTCTAAGTCATTTCGAACGACTAAATCTAATTGCAGTGATTCTGCCCCATTCTTAGTTGCCTTCTCCTGAGCTGACTTAATAATCATCTCGTAATTTCCACTTGGTAAAGCTGAAAAATCTTTGTGTTCGTTGTTCTTGTAATTAGCTTGTATAAATGCCATTTTTAAAATTCCTCCATTAGTTAACCATTTTTAGTCGTTTAGCTTGTACATAGGCCCAACCAGCTTTATATCCACGGGCTTTAGCGATTTCTAGTAACTCTTTGTAACTTTGTGCATCTTCCGGATTTTTTCTTGCCGTCTGGATTTTTGAATAATCAGTAGTCAGTTTAAATTCCCCAACTTTTTCAATACTGGCCGTTTCATCAATTTCCATTTTGTCAGCATCATATTTAATCTCATTACCACACTGTGGACAAACACGACATTGTGTCGGCACCACTGCAAAACAATTTGGGCAAGTTTTAACTGGGATTGATTTTGTGTTATTCTTCCGCTTTTTCTTAGGTCGTCCTTCAAGACTCCATTGTCGTGGAGTGTCAGGCAAACCAAAGCGGGTGTAATTAGCCACATGATCAATAATAGTTGCTACTTTATTGGACTTATATCGCATACACCGCATGGATTGTTGAATGTCCAATACCAATGACTCGGTTGGCCGTAACATAATGACTACAGAGCAATCTGGAACATCAAACCCCTCCGAGATCAAATCCACGTTACATAGAACCTTAATGTTGCCATTTTTAAAATCATGCATAATTTGATCACGTTTGGCTTTGGGCGTTTTGGCATCTGCATGAACTGCTTCAATTCCAGCGGCACAAAATGCCGATGCAGTTGCTTTACTGTGTTCAATATCATGGGCATAAACAATGGCCTGTTGGCCAGGAACTTTTTTTCGATAGGTTTTGACCACATCCCCAAAAATTGTTTTTCCAATGGCATCGTCAATCGAGTTATTGGTATAATCACCGGTGCTTGATTTTTTTAATTTACTATCATCAACCAATTTGATTGAGTAGTATTTGTACGGTGCCAGGTGATGATGCTGTATTAACCAGGTAACAGTCTGTCCTTCCACCATTGCTGAATAAATATCATCAAAACCTTTTCCATTCATTCGCCAAGGACTCCCAGTGAATCCCAATCTTGGCACGTCTTTGTAATAGTCGAATATTTTTAAATAAGACTTTGCCCGACTATGCTGTGATTCATCACAAATGATTAAATTAGGTCTTGGCAATTTTCCTAGTCGGTTAACAATCTTTCCCACAGTCATAATTGTGCAGTGCATTAAATCAACGTCTTGTTTCTGAAAAGATTGGGTTATTTGATTCACAAGTTCCTGTCTGTGGACGAAAAACATTACCTGTCCACCCTTAGCAACTGTTAATCTGGCAATTTCTGCAATAATAACTGACTTACCACTTCCTGGTGGAGAAACAATTAAAACACCATGATTGCCTTCAGCAAGCTTTTGACGGGTTTCGTCTACTAATCGTTGTTGATAATCAAATAATTTAAATGGCAATACTATTCACCGCCAAACCTAAATAAGTCCTTAGCAGCACACATGGTTCGATTGTCCAAACGATTTTTGGCATAAATCGAGTCATTTCCTTGCAGCATAACGCCACGACCGTTAGTCTTCGGATTAATAATCAACCGACCAACCACATCACATAATCCCAGCATTCCATCCATCACGCTTTGACGAATTTCGGGTGCATATTGATTAAATTGCTGACCATTTTCAGTGGTAATCTGGCGTTGCGTCTCCCAAGCTGTAGTTAATACATTAACTGGCAACGCGTAGATAGCAGTCATTACTCTCGAAAAATAATTAGTCCATTGTGAATAATCCTGCAGTTCATTTGAGATGCCGTTATGGCTACCCTTACCCTTCTCCACAAACCAATCTTTTTCAAAACTTGACACATTATCAATAACTAAATTATCGTAACCAACAATCAATTCTGAAGCATGTTCAAGATATTGCTTCATATCTTCTTCAGGACGAGTTCGATCCATTTCATCGACTGTAACGTTGCCAATTCCAGCTAATACTTTAGCGGAGTTATCTAAATCAAAAATTCTAGTTTTGCCAGGTAAATATTTAACACAAGTTGTTTTACCAGTTCCAGGCTTAGCATATAGAATGACTCGCCAGTTCTGGGTTCGCTGTAAATCTTTAGCTTCAATCGTCTTCATGATTAAGCACCCACTCTTTGATAACGAATTTGGTTACTATCCATGAAAGCCCTCAACAGTTTCATTTGTGGAATTGTTGCCGTTATTTTTAAAGACACGGAATGGGAAACAACTTCGCCAGTGTTGGTATCAATCGTTTTACCTTTCTGCTGAACTTGATGTGTTTGTGCTTCTGCTGCTTGAGCCTCCAAAGCCTGCTGTTTTTGTTGATTTAGATTGACCTGATGATCAATTGCTGTAATTAAATAATTAACATCCTGGCCTTGCTTTAATTGATCAATCCAACCAGCCGGATCAATGTGATAAGCTTGAGCATATTTAGTAATGGTTTTAATGTCTGCTTCCAAGTCGTCGTGTTTCTTTTTAACATAGCCCATCACGTCAGCAATGCCTTCGGTTACTTTCTTTTTCGTGGTGGTTTTATTTAACCAAGTAGGATCAATATCAATTTCGCTTGGTTCAACATGATAATTGGGTGCCATTTCAGAAATCAGAGATTGAACATGTTTTAAGCGAAGCTGGCGTTGCTGATCTTCCAATTCCTTTAGCCCAGCGTCAATTGGGTTAATCGATGAATCTAAAGTGGCTTCTAAGTCTTTAATTTGAGCTGCAAACCGCTGATATGGTTCAGCGTATTTTTTTCTGATTTCTTTACGCTTATCATCAAGGGCTTGCTTCAATTTTCGAAGTTCTGCGCGACTGGACTTGGCTTCTTTTTCTGTGGAAGTTGTCACTGCCATTCCTTGATATTTATTCGCATATGCTTCTACAGCTGCTTTTAATCGATCAAAATTGTTAATTGTAATAACGGTTGGCTGATAGTCAATCGTGTATTCTGGTAAGGTTAATTCGTTTACCATTTATAATTACCTCCACTTCTTTAAATCGAATAGTATCGCCGATTAATTGAATCCTTCATTGACGCTATTTCTTTTCTTTTAGATTTTGTGATTCGACCGCAGATCAATCTAATTGGTTCCGGATAAATCGGCGTGTGCTCCTTAAAGCTTTTATGGAAATTTTTATTTCTACCAGTAACGACATAAGTTGGATATTTAACGCTAAGTTTCCGCATCACTTCTGCTTTGGTTTTTCCAGATTCCAGCACTTTGGAATCCATAATTCCAACTGCCTTCCAAATAAGTTCCATTAAGTTGCCTCACTTTATATGTGATATAATTAGTCAAACAATTCTTTCCTCAGTCCACTATTTGCGGTAGTGGACTTTTTTTATTACACAGAAACACTCCATCACTTCCTTTGCTGTATAATTTAGTTAGTTCAATTAAAGGTGGTGAATTTTCATGGATTTTTACAGTTGGTTAATGAGATTTAAAGACGTCAGCCTGCCAATTGGTGATTTGGCCAGAGACGCGAAATCTGATAGATCGTTTCCCAAAGGAAATTTAGATTGGGAAACTTTAGAAAAATATATCAAATCAGTTAATTCTGAAAATCCAGAATTGGAAATTGTTCGAAATGCCTTTAATTACTATTTAGCGGAAAAGAATCGCTAGTTAATAAAATCCAGTAATTATTTGGAAGCTTAATGTTTTCATGACCATATTTGCCTCGTAGTTCAGTATTGGCATAAAGGCCGCCATGAAACAGTTGAGCTTCTTTTCTTTTTCTTAATTCACCCACTAATTGAGGTGTCGAATACTTTTGTAATTTATTCATCGATATGACTCACTTTCTATATTTTTAATGGCGTCCGGTTGGCATAAAATATTCAATGACCAAGGCTGCCAAAAATAATAAAATTAGCACTTCCAATGATTCCATTAATCAAACCACTCTTTCCAAAAAGTTTTTGGATTTGCTTTATACTTCATATACTCAGTCCCAATCCAAAAACCAATCGCACTAAAAATTACATAGTCTAACCACTGTGGTAAAATTAAAACCATTTTTATACCTCCTTACCAGCTGAACTCATTCCAATGATCTTCCAAAAACTGTTGCATTCTGGTAGCTTTAAATAGCCACGGACTACCTTTACTTCCACGATGAATCAGCTCTCCACGATCAATCATTGTTTGTATTTCTCTTGAATATTTTGGATTTTCCAAAACATTTTCCTTTAACCATTGTGGCGATTTATTCCCACACCACTTACGAAGATCATTTAAATTCCAAGTTCGTCCAAAGGTTGATTGATGTTTCAACTCTTGGTAATCTTCCTTGTTGATCAATTCAAAATTATTAGGAATTTGAATTGAAACTCTAGCAGTAATGATTTGAGACATTTTGTCACTTCCTTTAGTTATTTTTATTAACCCCCTTTCTATGCTGGCTGTGTGGACGAATCCGGAGTAAATAAAAACTTGAGTTCATATTCAGGAAAAAAGCTTTCTTGAATTTTTAAAGCTTCACTGAATTTGAATGATGACGTTCCATTAATTTTGTCAGCGATAGTCTGGTAACGAACATTCAAAAGATCTGCCATATCAACTAAAGTTACATTTTTCTTCTTTCGAATTTCTTCTAAATTATTTAACATAATATGACTCCTTCCTAATACGAATTTTCGTATATTAGTTTAAAAAATAATGGCTCTTCATGAGCACATTTTTATAATATACGAATTTTCGTATTTAGTCAATACAAAAATTCGTATTTCTTTAAACTCGTTCATTTACATACGATTTTTCGCATGATATAATAAAACATGTTAAGGAGGAAGAAAGCATGAACAAGGAAGATTATTTAAAAGATTTAATAGAAATAAAATCGGGTAACGTTAAAGCTTTTGCCGATTCTATAGGCATGGCTTATACAACTATCCGATCTATTCTGGATCGCGGCATTATGAATGCTAAAATGGAAAATATAATAAAAATATGTGATGGATTGGGAATCAAACCAGAAGACATTGTCAAGTTAGAAAGTTCAGTCGTTAGTGATACCAATAAAATAATGCTTCAGCTCCACCCTTCACGCCAAGAGAAAGTTTACAATTATGCCAGTGATCAATTAGACGAACAGAATAATGAAAAAATATCTTCAATGTTTGATCACAAACCTATGATTGAAATTCCTGCTGGGCGTTCAACTGCTGCCGGGTCTCCTATTAACGGTGAGGATCAAGATACCCAATTAATTCATAAAATGATTGCCGGCGAAAAAGTTCCTGCCGGTGCAGATGAATTAATTACTGTGGATGGTGATTCAATGGAACCGCTCTTAAAAAAGGGTAGTCAAGTTTTTATCCACTACCAGCCAGAAGTTGAGGATGGTGAAATTGCGATTGTCCACATCCGCGATATTGGTGTCACTTGTAAAAAGATATATGTAAATGAAGATAATACCGTTACTTTAAGGTCAATTAATGAAGCCTATGATGATATGCACTTCGATTGTGATGAAGTAAATGTCATTGGCAAAGTAATCTTATAAGCTCCCACATTTTGGGGGCTTTATTTAAAGCTTCAAAAGAACACACGTTTCGACTAACCAGGTGGTTTACTTAGGTTCGAGTCCTAAATAGTCAATTAATTAATTTTAAGGAGGATTTTTAAATGGATATTGAAGAATTGAGAGATTATTTAAAAGAAAATAGCAATGTTGAAAATTTATTTACTAGCAAATGTTTACAATATTTGACCGAAAAAAATAACCAACGCTCTTTAGACAAACGTTGGCTACAGGAAAGAATTGATCGTGAAGCAGCAAATATGTATTACAAATTTCTAGTAAATATTCACAACAAAATCAGCAGTAACTTTAAGGGACTTGCTAAACATGATCCTAATAAGTGGCGGCACTTTATTTCAATTAATGAAATGCTTGATCAGTTGGAAGAATCCGTCGTTGAGATAGAATTTGAATAAAAAATACCGCCAAGCAGAGTAATTAGCGGTATCATTTATATATTAAAATGAGGAGGATGTATTTATGAAAAAATGGTTATTGCCTTTATGCTTGGCCTTTATTTCAATGTTCGCATTTGAAATGAAATTCACAACATCAGTTAATGCAAGTTATAAGGATCAGATGTATGCCGATACGATAGTATATAAGATGAAAAAAGGAAGCAAGCCTTCAAGGGATGTATTGCTAAAGTCCTTTATTATACATAAGGGAACATGGTTAACGTCTGACAGTTATTCTTCAAAATATGGTGGATGGATCATATCTACTTCTGATTTTCATTCAGGCAAAGATGTCTACTATATGATATTAAAAAATAATTTTTGGAGTGTAAATGAAAATTCTAGTTACCAAAGAATGCCGAATATGTTGTGGAGAAGAAAAGTTTTGGGGTATGTTCCAGTTTTCTCTTCACCATCAAGCAATACTATAAAATTTTATCTTAATAAATATAAACACACAACATGGACAGTAAATTACGAATCAAAATCAAATAAACATAACTATGCAGTTTATTACCATATAAAGCATGGACGAATATCAGGATGGGTTTGGCGTGGATATTTAAAATTTGCACCTCATAAAAATTTAATGGTTCAAACACCTGGAGACGATGAAGTACCTTTGCATGATAACCCTAGCAAAGAAAACAACTATCCATTAACAAGTGGTCCCACATATGATGCCATTCAATTTAAAGGTTCAGACAAGGTTTGGGTTCAACCAATGGCAAAAGAAATGGATGATTATGGCTGGACTTATCTTAGTAACTTAACCGTTAAATAAAAGAATAGCTACTATAAAAAAGCATCCCCTCCCGTTAGGAAGTAGGATGCGCACAGACCAAATACTGACGTCTTTAAAAGCTGAATTTGGAGGTGAAAGTATTGTTCAAAAAAAGTTTGATGTTGTCCCTTGTGTTAATTACTTTCGGTGGTACAACATTCATAAGTCAACCGCTAACTGCTAGTGCTAAGAAATTAACGCTTAATTTGATTGAGAAACATTACATGAAAGAGTACAAAATAAGAGTCAAAAAAACTAAGCGTGCCAATATCGTTAAATACTACAAGCATGGTGGCCTTTATGTTGCCGGACATGTAACCATCCATAATGGGGAAACTGTACGTACTTGGTTCCGTGGCGTAGGGGGCGTTAGTTGGCAAGTTACTGGTGGCAAACATGAAAAGTACACTAGCAAAAATAAAGAATATTCCGTCAACTGGACCAACACTAATCAATTCAAGATTTTATATACTTACCCTGAATCAAAGGGCTGGTTCTAAATAATGTCCACCCTCCTCGGTAGCCAGCACTGGTTCAACTCCAGCGGAGGGATTAGAACAAAATTTTTCAACAATATTAACAATTAGGAGGAAACCCTTTGAAATCATTAAGTGTTCAAAAAGTCTCTCGCTTTGACTTTACTGACTCTGTAAGCTTTCCCGACTCATCAGGAAGCATTGCACTAGCTGGAAACACGTTAACAATTAGTAATGACATTTTGCAGCCTTTCACTTGTACCTACAATATTACCGTCAACGAAGATATCCTCGTGAAGGATATGGAAACTGGAAAATTTGTTCCTACTGATGAATACAAGAAATCCACTACTTTCCCCGCATTTTACGATCAAACAAAAGGAATCTTATTTTTAATGGCACCCTCGATCATCTCTAAGGGATTCATGAAAGAACTCATAAACTCTTATGGTCCTAAGTTAGCCACATCCGGTGTTTATGACTTTGATTTCACTAAAATATCTCGCTTTGAAGTCCGTGCTAGTGGTATCTATTTTAATGTCGATGACGACACCGATGTGGATACAAAGCATTTCTTCGGTAGCGGTGTACAAGACAATGACGAGGTAATTGACGCTATCGACAAAGACAATGCAACTTACCTAATGGCAAAGATCGATGTAGATGGTGAACAACGTACAATTGGTTTTTCTAAAAAAGGGACACTGGTTATATACAGCAAGCTTAACGATGACGGTGTTGAACAACCATACTTGCAGCTTGCTATTGATACCTTAATTGCAATTAGCCAACAGTAGACAAGGCAATATAGTTCTTCAAAACATCAATAATCTTTTCTTCGTTAGAACTTGTAGCCCTTAACATATGTTTCTTAATTTCAACTTTTAAATCATCCTCCGTTAGTACCATATTCCATTTCAATATACCTTCGTCACCATCAAAGTGTCGCAATGTTAAACGATAGAATGGATTATATTTTCTCATAGAAATAGTAACAGAGAGACGTTCTTTAAGGCCCTGCGAGTCTCTAAATTTTGATAGGTCAATCTGCTGAGGAGAAGCAGCCGAAAGTTTTTTTATTATTTTCTGAAAATTCTCTACCTGTTTTTTTGAATCTCGATAAGATGTGCTTGAACTATATTTCAAAACGATTTCATCATAGTCATTAGCAGAACTTCGTTCGATTTTAATCTTATTTTGTAAACCTTTAAAATTAAATGTAAAATTTGCGCTATCTTTTTGAATCTTACCGTCTTCGCACGTAACGTCTGTTTGATTTAACACTTTTTTTCGGAATTCCTTTGCGAGTTGTACAAAATCTTGTTCCGCATCCAAGTAAAAGACATACTTTCCTGTCCAACTAACAGTATCCCCCCACAGACATGCACAAAACTTTCTCCAGTACACAAATAGGAACTTCCAATGATTATAGCCATATATAACTAAAGTTGTTGTCAGTGAAAAAACAGTAACTATTTTTTTAGAATCTAATCCCTTAGGAAGCCTATCAAAAATTGTAAGATAAATAAGCAGTGAAAAACATGCTAGTATGACTACTGTCCAAATCGCCTTACCAATTTTTTTATTCACTACTTGCACCCCCTGCAACAGTAACAATCTTCATAGAGCATTATAACAAAAAATCAAATCTACAACTAAGTAATAATAGACTAACATTCTAGTACTATGTATACAAAAGTGCATCCCCCTACCCGCCAAGATAATGGGACGCATACACAATGGTCTAAGGGATAAGTATACCCTTTTTACGTATTTAATTGTAACCGAAAGAAGGTGACGCCGCAAATCTTTTTTACATGTTTAAAAATATTTTACAAGGGAGGTCCACTTATGGCTTCGATACGCAAACGCGGAACTGGCTATCAAGTTAGGTATTATTACTATGACATGGATGGCCATGAGCGTGAAAAAAGTAAAAGTGGTTTTAAAACAAAGTCAGCAGCTAGGTTATTTGCTAGCCGAGTTGAAATTGATTATCAGAACGGTTTAAACATTGCTACCGGGGATCGTCCATTTGCAGATTACTTTGATTACTTTTATCACACTTATAAAGAACCAAAAATTAAATTCATGACTCAGCAAAGGTATAAGATTACTAGTCGAGTACTGCATAAATATTTTGGAAAAACTTCATTAAAGAATATGAACCGACAAAGATATCAGCAGTTTATTAACCATTATGGAAGTGATCATGCTAAAGACACCGTTTATAAGGTTAATTCATTAGTTCGAGCTGCTGCTCAAAATGCTATTTTGGATGATTTAATTCATAAGGATTTCACCCAACGCGTCGAAATTATTTATGATAAATCTCGAGACAAAAAAATTGAATATCTAAATATTGATGAAGTTAAAAGGTTAGCCTCTTATTTAGAAAATAATTTAAATCCTAACTATACCTCCAGTTTTATGATCTTAACCGCTTTGCTGACTGGTGCAAGATTAGGAGAAATTCAGGCCTTGACTTGGAAGGATATCAATTTTAATTTTAAGACCATTAGTATTAGCAAGTCTTGGAACTATATGCAGGGTGGTGGATTTCAAGATACAAAGAATGAAGGATCCAAGCGTATTATTTCCGTGAATAACAATTTGCTTGATGACTTAAAAATATTAAAAGATCATCGTAAAGATAAATCCATGGTTTTTATGAATCAGTTTAACACCATTCCTTCTTCTAGTGCCCTAAATAAAAAGCTCAGGCAGAGTTTAAAAGACTTAGGTATCAATAGGTCAGGATTTCATTTCCACTCTCTCAGACATACTCACGTTGCGTATCTGTTAGCATGTGGAATTGATATTTATATCATATCCAAACGATTAGGACATACCAACATATCTACAACCACTCGTACGTATTCTTATTTAATTGATGAGTACAAGGCCAAAAATGATGAACAGATTCGAAACGAACTTGATAAATTATTGCCACAGGAAAAAGTTAACCAAGTGTCAAAGGGAAACCGTTAATTGGTTTCCTTTTTTGACCGTTATTGATTTTATAATCGTCCTGTTTTCACTGTTGTTAAGCTTCTCATTTGACCGTTATTTGACCGTTATTTGTTTAATTTCTTATCTTTTCTTGTGCTTTTTAAAAATACCGCATTGCTTTAAACGTTGATATATAGGCATTCTTAATTTTAAAAAATGCTNTGATATATAGGCATTCTTAATTTTAAAAAATGCTCTAATTTTAACCATAAAGCCGTTTCCGGGATTTGAACCCGGGACCTTTTCCTTACCATGGAAATACTCTACCTTCTGAGCTAAAACGGCATGCTACTACTGAATAAGCGGTTGTGTGTTCATACTGTTACTCATAATATCTTATCAAGTCAACATCTATAAAACAAGCGGTGCCCTAAAAATTATTAAGCCAGCGTTAATTTTGTTTTTATTGTTGATTAAAACAAAAGGAAACAAAAAAGGTTGAAACAAATTTAACATTGTTTCAACCTTTATCTCTGCGTGGCAACGTCCTACCCTTGCAGGGG